CTGATCTATAGGTGCAGGAGTTTTATCTAAAGTAAGACCACTTACAGATCTAATATGCTCTAATAATATCTCACCGCCAGGAACACCCGCTGGTGGAGTTATTACTACCTCAAACTGATTAAGAAATACTGGCTCGTGCTTATTAATTGCAGACCTAGAATTACTATAATGACCTAATCCTGCCATCTATATCTTTTTCTTTTTTATATTTATCTGAAATCACAAAAAGTGGAAAATTTTTAATTAAGCAAAGCTTATAAATCCACCTGATGCTATTCCACCCGTCTTTGTTACAGTTATTCTGTTTATGAATTTCTGTATTCCCCTAGCAGGTTCTATAACAATATCTATAATTCCCATATTCATGTCGATTATAGCATTTGTGTTATTAGAAGCATCCATAGTGGTTTGGTATGTATAGATACCACCACCAGCTCTAACACCATCTAGATAATTATCAACAAGTGTCTTTATCTCTAATCTTATTGAATCCTCGTTGAAGTCAAACAGATAGTTAGATAAAATCTCCTCAGTATCATTTTCAAGACTAATTAGGATATCCCTAACATGTATTAGGTTGAATGCAGAGTTAACCTGCTGATATGCAGTATTGTTACCAAATACTACTGGACCCAAATTGCCAATCTTTATAATTGGATTAAGTCCTACTGGCTCTAGATTTGCTCTATCAGCATCACTAAAGTCATATTCCACACCATTAAGATTTGGCCCTGATATTACCCCTCTCTTCTTACCTCCAATAATAGCGTAAGGCTCTCCATTAGAGAATTTTCTAACAAAATTGTTTGATAGGAATGCTGCTGGCGGAACTTTAACATTCCTATTGTTTTCTCTCACTACCAAATAAGGTATGAAGTAACCACAGAATTTAGCTCCCTGATCCTCAGTTGGTAAACTAAACGTATAAGATGGGTTTAACGATAAATTTCCACCAGCTGCAATGTAGCTAGTATTAAGTGATGGAAACGGATCAACCGAAGTTGGTTCGTCTGTAAATCTAGGATCAGTTGATTCTCTAAATTGTGTTATAGACGGAGCATTTATTAAAGCTAAAGCCTTTTGTCTGTCTTTTGCTAATTTAGCTAACTGATACTTAGAATTAGGCAATATCTGTCCTGAGAAGGTATCAACGATATATCTGAATGATATAACATTCTTTGTTGCAAGCGTAGAAGCTATATTAGTATCATATAGAACATCTAATAGTTCACCTATTCTAGAATCGCTTCCGTTAGGTCTATGTGTTGAATTCATAGTAAAACCTCTCAGATATGTCATTTGATACGATTTAGTGAATTCATCAACAGATTGGAATTTCTGTACTCTAAGTGGTGTACCTGAGTAATATAATATAGGTCTAGCCGTTGTTACGAGAACAACACCAGTTGTAGCTGTTGCTGCAACACTAGTAACCTTAGTTAATCTGCTTTGCTGATTCTGTGAAGTATCTACACAAATATCCTTGTCCGTCGATACTATAAGATCACCTACAGATATTGCTGCAGTTGGTATAGAGCTCATAGTAAATGATGTTGAATCTATCTTAGCTATAACATCTACGAACTCATTAATAGAACCGTCAGCTGATATAATATCTATTTTATTTGCTCCTACTGAAGCCCCAGCATTATCTGAAGCGTATGAAGCTCCCCATGTTGTAATATCAGATTGCGTACTTGGCGGACCATCATCTCTGCTTATATTAGAATATGCTCTAGCATCAACATAACCAAATTGGTCCCTGTCAAAATTGGTTTCAAATGTCAAGTATTGTACACTTGATCCATCATCAGCAGCCCAAATTATATCGCCGTCCTGTATTTCTTCTGCATCTACATCAAGATAAAACTCAGACATACCATAACCTACTAAAGTTTGTGCAACCCCATTGATTGCGCCTGGTCCGGTAACACCACTAGGCGTAGTAACTGAATCTATAGTTAATAAATCAGCTTTTCCAAATTGATATCCGTCTGCAGTAAATGTTGGGTTACTCCCGGTAAGTCCTGTATTATAACTATCTATTAGATAATCAGGAGCAACTGTAATACCCATATTAGCATATGCTGTTTTATCTAGTGGATGTGAGAAAGTAATTCTTAATTCACCAGACACTTCTTTAACCCCAATAACTTTAAGTTTAACAAGAGAATTATCAGTAAACTGATCTATGACTGCATCAGATCCAGTAAGTCCAGTAACCTTACCAATTATAAATTTCTGATCTGCGTTAGAATTAACCGCCAAGAAAGATTTCAGTTCAGTCTTCTCAGTTGAGGTTAAAACAAAAGCCCCTGTTGCTGCTGTTTCTAAATAGTGGAATCCACCATCTTTATTTCCAGCAGAATAAGCATCAAAATAATTATAATTTATACCTTTGCTTCCCGTAGCAGCATATAATGTACCTACTTCGAAACCAATTGCAGTTCCACCAGGTGCTCCAGTACCAGTAACACCTACCTCGTTTCTAGTATATAAATAATCAGCTAAAAGTGCTTGATCATAACTTAGGAAACTCAATCTAGGCGTATCTAAGTCCTTATCTGCAGTAAGCTCGTCAATTAAGTGGTGTCCAACCAGATCAATTCTTGACGTGTTATTGCAAATGTCCTCTATACCTTTTTCGTCAATTGCACAGAATAGGCCAGTTGTAACTGTACTGTTATTGATTAGGGTTTGTATATATTGATTATTACCTTCAAGATCGACAAAATCAGGAAGAATAGATCCTTGTGTTAATGTAATTATATTAACATCAGGATCTGCAAGAAAATTATCGATCTGGCTCTTTATAAAACCGTTTGGCGTAAAGTATGTACTCCATTTGGGATCCAAAGATAAGGTTTGGTAATCACTCCAATCACCTGAGATCGCAATAACATCAACGAAATAATCCGACATATAGTCATACGGATGCAAGTATGATGGGACCTTTTCTGCACCATACCAATCTATAGCAAAAATATCATATCCTAAAATAGGCTTTGTAGCATCTGTAGCTTTTCGAGTTATCACACTCATAGTTTCTTTTCCTAGGTTAACTAAGTTGAATAGTTTACCGCTGTCTGCAACAGATAACGTTGCTAGAAAATAGTCCGGGTCAGCGAACCAAAATCTTTCCTTATTATAGAAAGATGCATAAAGTTTATCAGTAACACTTCCGTTCAATTCTTCGGTATCTACAGAAAATGATCTGTAGCCTACTAAATCTGCGGTAGAGCTAGATTCGTCATTATTCAATTTAAGCAAATTCAACGCAAATATTGGGCCTGTTGTTAAGCAAGCCTGTATAGATCTATGAAAATAAGATCCTTGATTTTCTAATGTCCTGTCTGTATCACCAAAAACTGCAAGTGCAGTCTTTAAATCGGGTATGTAAACTGGAGTATTAAAAGGGCCTTTGTTAGAAAAACCAACCACCAATCTTATAGTTTGGGATGTTAGTATTACATTTTCAGAAGCGTCAAATTCCAACGTATATACGCCGGAAGCTTTAAACTGAGATAGATCGAGTTTAATTTTTTTTGCCATTATATCCAG